CTTTGAAAGTTCTGGATCATTAGCAGAGTAAAACTTTTGATAAGGATCTATGTAAGGTTCAGAAGATCCAGGTATTGTGATAACTACCACATCATCAGTACCATCAAATGCCTCTATTAAACCTTTGATAAACTCTTTACTAAATCTACTCTTAAAAATTTTCATAACAATTCAATGCCTCTTGGTTTAGCTGGATGTACTTTGATAAGATTATCTCTCTCAAGTAAACGCAGCATTCGATGTACATTAGAATGAACACATCCCATATGCTTTGCAATCTCACGCACAGTAGGAGGTACTCTTTCTTTTGTTTGGTAGTTCTTTATGAAATCAAAAACCTTTAATTGTTTTTTAGTTATCATTAGGTTTGGCATTGTTTACCTCATCTTTCTTCTTAATTTGTTTTTTTAATTGTGATTTTAAATAAGAACATTTAACTGTAATCTGATCACCAGCTGTTGGATGAGCTTTCTTACATAGATCCCATTTAACTTTGTTATCATTTTCAAATTGCTCAAGAAGATCTAATCTCTTTTCCATATCTTCTGCTGCATTCTGTACTATGTCTAACATCTCTGCTCTTTGCTTTTCAGAAAAAGTAATCCATCTCATATCTTCTTCAGATGGTTTAGTTACTTTTGGATTGTGTGTTGAAGAGTTAGCATCATCATCCTCACTAGGTAATCCATAGATAGCCTGTAAAGAATATCTTTTGGCATAAGTAATTGCAGATCCCAGGGCCTGGCTGTCATCATACTTATTATTTTTTGGTACAATTAAATACCTGGATGTAATTTCTGTATCACTATCCTTATGCATTAAGATTGTAGTTACATACATTGTGGTATCAACTACTCCATCGATTATCTTTTTATCGTAATCAATAGTTTGTGTGAATGCTAATCCATACTTGGCCCCTTGATTAGCTGCTGCTATTACATCTTCTAATGCAGCATAAGTAGATTTAAAGAAAGGATTTTTACTTTCCTTCTTTGCTACATTAGCCTCTTCTTGAAACTTACTTAAAGCCTCAACTATATTTTTAGTGTTGTGTTTCGTCATCGTCATCGTTTCCTTCTGGTTCATTTGGTACTCCTTTATCTATATGAATTGTAAATATTTGGTTTTGTATTTTAAGGCCCTCGATAGCTGCCATTGCAACATACTCGATAAGCTCTTCAATGAATGGAACCTCAAGCTCCAGGCCTGTCTTTTCATAAATTTTATTTCTAACAAGCCTGGCACTCTCTTTTCTAGCCAATAAATAACTATTGATTTGAAAGTATTTTTTTGGATCATCCATTAATTTCCTTAATTGAAAACCTACGAGTTACTGTAGGAGCTGCACCTTCTACCTTAACCATTTTAGTTTTCGCCTTCTCATATGTTGTATGATTAATTACAAACCCATGACACTCGGCCTTCTCATTCTCACCTAGTATTTCTTTTAATCTAGTTGATACCTTGTCCTGGATTTCTTTTGATGCTTTGATTGCTTTACCAGCAGCTATATAATCATCAATAAGCTGTGGCATTTCATTGTTGGTATTAAGATCAACAACATCTTTAGATCTATTACCTTTGTAGATCCTGGATGCCTCTTTAGAATTAGCAGCAGCATAATGTAACTTATCACCTTCAAGTACACCATCAACTCTATGCCAAAATTCTACAGCAGCATCAATTAACTTTGCCTGGATTTCTTTATTAGGTTTATAAACAAACCATTGTAACTCCCAACCCTTAACTAGCCTAACCAAGATGGCATAGTTATAACCGGTAGTTAAGAGCTGGGCCTGTACCTGGAGTTTATAGATCTCTGATACAGGATCAATGGCAGCTCCGGAATAGTTTTTAATCTCAATCACACCCATACCATTTAATTCGTGGGAGGAATTAGAATGATCGATTAAGGTTAATTTACTTTCCAGCTCCATACGAGCATCAAGGGAGCTACCAATTTTTCCACCATCAACATCAAAGAAGAATGCTTTATCTGGAACATCAACCTTTATAGAGGGAGCTTTCTGTTCAGCACCTATCTTTAATATCTCATTGTGAAATAGTTTGAGTATTGCTGGTTCCAATACAGTACCAGCTTTGACTTTAGGATTGTTAGCTATGTCATTTATAACTTCCTTTCCTTGTAAGGCATTGATTGCCTTTTCCAATTCATCATTCGGTGAATTGAAACCTATGTAACCTTCATCGGTTAAAACTAAACTTGGAATAGAGCTAGATCCTATTTCCCTTCTAGCATAATCAGTAAGTTTCATTACAGACCTCCCATCATTCCATAGTACGCAGCACACTTATCTGACAACGCACATAATACTATTGTTAAAAAATACATTGCAGCTAACATCATCAAAAATGTTATGCACTCAATGGCAAATACAATTTGCTCTTTAAACTTTCTAAAAAAGTTAATCATCATTACTCCTTTGTTAAGGTGTCTAAATGATCTCATATAGTTTATCTTTTAGACACAATTTGTTTATATTAAAGACGAACATTAACAGAACATCTATCCATGTAATTCTTTACAGTAGATGGATACCACTCACCATTTCTAACTGTAGGAATTCCTCTTGCATTAAGAGCTTTAGCTATTTCAGACAATGTACTTACTCCATACTTTTTAAGCTCTGAAATAATGTTAGCAACTGATTGTGCTTTCTGATCTGCTAACAATTTCTTTTTAGCATTACCCTTTTGTGCAGCTTGTTTTAAGTTTTTAGTATTACCTAAAACAACTCCTCTTTTTTTTGCCTGGGCCAAAGCAGATTTAGTATTCTTTCTTAAAGTATCTAAATACTGTTCAGCTACAGCAGCCAAAACTTGTATCGTAAATTTATTTACTGATGGCATATCGCAACATACAAATTCTAATTTACTTTCCATTAGTGATGCTGTGAATGCCAGGTTACGAGATAGTCTATCTAATCTAGGTATAACTAATATTGCATTATGTTTTTTACAATCAGCTAATGCTTTATTAAGTTCTGGCCTATCATTTTTAGATCCACTTTCTTGCTCTTGATAAACATTAATTAATTCACCATCTTTAACAAACTCATTAATAGTTTGTAATTGATCAGCAGATCCATAACCTTCTTTACCTTGCTTATCTGTACTAACTCTAGTGTAACCTACATACTTTTTCATTATACTTCCTCCCCATTCATTTGCTTATCTAATAAAATTTGATTTTCTAAATGAGTAATTGGATCGATTTGCTCTTTTTTAAAATAAAGATCACAAACTTTATTTTCACATTTAGATAAACCATATTCAGTTAATCCTAAATCTTCCCCACATTCTTTACATGAACCCATGTTTCCTCCCTTGTTAAATGGTCTTATATTGTTCATGTATATTAATATATATATTAAATATATTTCTTCAAGGGTATTAATTAAAAAAAGGAATAATCAATGCAACCACAATTAACCCCCATTTATCTGAAGATTTCGACTAAATTGAAGGATAAACTCAAAAAAGAGGCTAAAAAGAATAGGGTATCAATGGCTAAATTAATAACTGATGCTACAGAATTAGTCTTAAATTCAAAACCACAATATCAAATCAAGAAAAGAGGTAAGAGTGAACGATAAAATAAATCCGGATCATTACAAAGATAACAAAATAGAAACTTGCGATGCTACATTCTCACAACTATCAGAGGCAGAGATCATTGGGGCCTGTAAGTTTAATATAGCTAAATACAATTTCAGAGCTGGTAAGAAAGTACAAACTCTTGAAGGTACTAGAGATGACATTGGTAAGGCCCATTGGTACTGCGAGAGATTACTCAAAGAGCTTACTGACATGATCAATAAAAGAAAAAAAGCAAAACGAAAAGATCCAACTGAAATTGATATTGAAGATCTAACAGAAGAAGATCTACAGGAGCTGCTTAACCCTGGAGCTAAAGTTGTTAAACTAAAAAAGAAAGAGGATAAAGATGGTAACTCCCATTCCAAATAATGTTATACGACCACCGAAACCAATCGCACCAGATAAAACAGAAGTAAGAATAACAATCCTGGAAAATGAAATAAGAAAACTCCAGGATGAATTAGCTTTGTTAAAAGAATACAAAGGCAACAAAGTCAAACCAGCTAAAGATAGAATATTCTTGAAGGATGTACTTGTAGCTGTATGTAAATATACAGATCTAAATCCTCATGACATTCTATCTCAAAACAGAGTAGCTTATCTTGTAAGTGCCAGGAGTTTATTTATAAACTTATGCCTGGAGCTGACAGGCTATGGTGTAACATTCATTGGTAGAAAGTGTGGACAGCGAGATCATACAACTGTGTGCTATCATCAAAAGTGCAAGGCCCAAAGAACCGGTCATTGGTCACTTAAAAGAGAGAGTGGTATTCGTTTATGGTCAGATTTTAATAAGATCAGAAAGCAATTACTTGATGCCAAAGAACAAAGCTGATTATGGTAAAGGCAAAACACCTGGAGCATTCTGTGTGCTGCCACAACGAGCTGTTATAGATCCTAGGTTCAAGACTTATCCTAGAACATTTATGATCCTGGCTTGTCTGGGTAACTACACATCAAGAACCGGTGTGTGTTGGCCTAATCAGATTACTATTGCTAGAAACTTACACATCACACAATCAACTGTGTCCAAGCACATACAGAAACTAATCCAATGGGGTTACTTGCGATATGCAAAGAAACATCCTGGACTAAAAGGTAATAAATACTTTATGGTGTTTGATCCTAGTGTTAAAGAAGAAGATGCT